CATGAAAAGATCCAAATCCTCTAAGAGTTACGATGCTATCTTTAATAAGTCCCTGCTTAACTTCGTTAAGCACACTTTCAACAATAGATTGAGCTTTTCTAGTAGGGATATCAAGTGTAGTTGCAATTTCTTGGGTTATAATGTTTTTCATAATAATCCTCCTTATAGATATATTATTGATAATATTGCATTACTATAGCTTCTAATGCTAAACTATTCAATACTATGACTTTAGATAATTTTAATTTTACAGATGCAGAATTTTTAAAAGTTATCAACTCCCTATGTCGTATAGACTTAGAGGAAGATGAATACACCCCTCTTACATCAATTAATGATACATTAAATCTAGATGAACTCGATAGTTTAAGTATGACTGTATTTTTTATATGGATTGTGCATCTATTTGGGATACAGGAATCAACTATGCGAGAATTTGTAGGTAAGCGAGACTTTACAATTAGTAATATTAAAAAGTTCGTAATTGAAAACTCTACAAAAACATACTCTTATAGTGAGATTGATGCCCAGATTAATAAGGGTAATTACACAGGAAATTACTTTGGGGGAGCAGAATGATATTTACTCACGTTAGTTTAGTTCAAGAAGGGGAAGCAGTTTTATTTTATCGATTTGATAGAAAGTTAAATGGATATATGATTGCGGGCTTAGTAGTAGGAGCATCTGCAGAAGCTAAATTAGATTTTGCTAAGATCTGGACTTACTTTGTATCAGAGGTAGTACAGGCAGATGATATATATTGTTCTATTCAATTAGAAGGTGAACACACAATGTTTGATAACTATGTGACATATCATGATACAATTAATGACCTTAAGATATATAAGGTTGATAATTTTCTTAAAAAGCAATATTCTAATTACGAAAGACATTTAGAACAAGCCGGGACTTAATCTATGAATGAAGAATCTGATTTAGATATAGACAAAGAAGACACCCAAACTGATGTAGCTACTTTAGTTGATTGGGATAACCCCCCAACTCTTGCTGATTTAAAACAAGATTATGAATCAGCTAAAGTTGCTCATGATGCTCATACAACGGAAGTAGATACTTGGTTAAGAGTTCTTAATGGGGAACAAACAATTAACGCTAAAAAAGGACGTTCTCGGTTAGTTCCTAAATTAGCCCGTAGACAAGCAGAGTGGAGATACGCTGCTTTATCAGAACCTTTTTTATCTACTGATGATTTATTTAATACAGCCCCACAAACATTTGAGGATAAAGAAACTGCTGTTCAAAACGGGTTAGTTCTTAATTATCAATTAAATTGTCGTATGGATAAGACAAAATTTATTGATGAATTTGTAAGAACTGCAGTTGATGAAGGGACAGTTATAGTACGTACTGGATGGGAATTTGAAGAAGGCAAACGTAAAGTTTATGAAGATATTATGGAAATGCAGCCAGTTATTGATCCTCAAACTGGGCAGCCTTCAATAGATCCTAATACAGGGCAACCTGCAATGCAGGAAGTTAAAGTAGGACAGAAATCAAAACTTAAAACAGTAACTATTAAAAACCAACCAGTCTTAGATGTTTGTGACTTTAATAATATTATTGTTGACCCTACTTGTGAAGGCGATATAGAAAAAGCTAATTTTGCTATTTATAGTTTTGAAACATCCTTATCTGAACTTAAGAAAGATGGACGATATAAAAATTTAGATGACATTAATTTTGAAAGTGCCTCTGTATTATCTGAACCTGATCATGAAGTTAACTCAGACGACACCTCTTTTACTTTTAAAGATAAAGCACGTAAAAAAGTTATTGCTAGAGAGTATTGGGGTTATTGGGATATTAATGATACTGGCGAAGTGGAGCCATTTGTCGCTACTTGGGTAGGCAGTACTATTATTAGACTAGAAGAAAATCCGTATCCAGATAAAAAAATTCCATTTGTTTTAGTACAGTACCTTCCTAGACGTAAAAATATCTATGGAGAACCTGATTCTGCTTTGATTGAAGATAATCAAAAAATAGTAGGAGCTGTTACTAGAGGAATTATTGATATCATTGGACGTAGTGCTAATGGTCAACAAGGCATTCGTAAAGATGCACTAGATGTAACTAATGCTCGTAAATTTGAACGCGGGGATGATTATAAATTTAATGCTAATGTTGACCCTAGACAAGCATTTCATATGGAAGTTTACCCGGAGATTCCTAGATCCGCATTAGAAGTACTTAATATGCAGAACAATGATGCAGAAGCACTAACAGGTGTTAAAGCATTTACCCAGGGTATCTCTGGCCAAGCATTAGGGACTACTGCTACTGGTATTAGATCTGCATTAGATGCTACATCTAAACGAGAATTAGGTATTTTACGTAGGCTATCTAATGGCTTAAATCAAATAGGCCGTAAGATTATCTCTATGAATGCAGAATTTTTAGATGATGAAGAAATTATTCGTATTACGAATGAAGATTTTGTCACTATTGATCGTAATGATTTAGGCGGTAAGTATGATATTAAGCTTAATATCTCTACTGCAGAAGCTGATGAGCAGAAAGGCAGTGAATTAGCATTTATGTTACAGACTATGGGTAACACTATGCCTCCTGAGATGAGCCAAATGATATTAGCTGATATTGCTAAATTACGTAAAATGCCTGATTTAGCTAAACGTATTGAGGAGTATGAACCTCAACCTGATCCTATGGCTCAAAAGAAAGCTCAACTTGAATTAGCTATGCTAGAAGCCCAAATTGCAAATGAATCAGCTAAAGCTAAAGAGAATGAAGTTGATGTTAATCTCAAGAAAGCTAAAGCAGCTACTGAACAAGCTAGAGCACGAAGCTTACATAGTGATTCAGATAGTAAAGATTTGGATTTCCTTGATAAAGAATCTGGTATTAGAGATATTAAAGAAATGGATCTAGAAAATCAAAGACACGGTAATATGATGGAAAGTAAAGAGTTTGATAGACAAGCTAATTTGGAAGGTAAAGAGCATGATCGATTATCTAATCTTGACAAAGCGGCCTTTGATACGTTAAATAAACAATAAGGAGTTGTATTAATTAACTAATCCATAAGGAATACTATGTCTACAGATTTAGAGCAAGTTGAGATTCAGATTGAAATGGCTACAAAGATTCGTAAGCTTAGAGATAATGCTGTTCGTTTAATGGCATCTAAAGAATTTAAAGATGTTATTGAAGACGGTTATTATAAAGAAGAAGCTGCTAGATTAGTTATGGCTAAAAGTTCTAATTTAACGCCAGAACAAAAAGTACTAATAGATAATATGCAATATGGTATTGGAGCTTTAGCTAATTGGTTCGAATCAGTTATGAGAAGAGGTGCCGAAATGGACCAAGCTATTGAAGATCATGAACAAACTCGAGAAGAAATTTTAAAGGAAGAGGTGCTTAAATGAGCGAAACTTCTTTAGGGTTATCTGATCAAGAATTTTTAGAGAAAGATCCCGCTGAATTTTTAGAACCTGTTGAAGAAACAGGTAGTGAAGATAATAAAGAAACTAATACATCAGATCAAACTGATGATAGTGAAGAACCCTCTCAAGAAGAGGTAAGTGAAGCACAGGAGCAAACTGAAGTTGAAGCTACTCAAGATGAAGTAAGCCAACCAGAAGGGGATACCCAGACGGAGCCAGAAAAATCTACTGATAGTGATACGACAGAATCTCTTGATACTAGTACTGATGACTCAACTGACACAAAAGAGGATACTCCGGAAACTACCGAGTTAGATTACAAAAGTGCTTTTAAAAAGGTGACAAGTCCTTTCAAAGCCAATGGTGTAGACATGCAGGTAACGGACCCTAATGATATTGTTCGTTTAATGCAAATGGGGGCTAATTATCAAAAAAAGATGTCTCAATTAAAGCCTAATTTAAAGCTCATTAAGATGTTAGAAAATAATGATCTTTTAAATGAAGCTAGATTGAACAACTTAATTGATTTATCTAAAAAAGACCCTAAAGCTATTACTAAGCTAATTAAAGAAAGTTCCATTGATCCTTTAGAAATTGATAAAGATGCTCCGGTTGATTATCAACCAACTAATTACTCTGTTACTGATAAAGAGTATGAATTAGATCGTATACTTGATGATATTAAACATACTAAAACTTTTGATAAAACAATTGATACTTTAACAAAAGATTGGGATGCATCGAGTAAAGAACTAGTTTCAGATAACCCAGAGATTATTGGTGTTATTAATACTCATATGGGTAATGGCGTATTTGATAAAGTTAATTCTATAATGCAGCAGGAACGAACATTAGGTAAATTAGATGGAATACCTGATGTTGAAGCTTATCGTATGATTGTTGAACATATGCATAAGTCTGGTGCCTTAATAGATAAATCACAATCACCGACTACAGCATCTAAAGTATCAAGTAATTCTGGACAAGAAGCTGATGCTGATCGAAATAAAAAACGAAAGGCAGTAGCTCCGGTCAAGCAAACTGCTACTAAAACTCCTAAGAAGGAAGAAGATTTTCTAGGTCTTTCAGACGAGGAGTTTATGAAAAAGTATGCTGCCCGGTAATTTAACTATTACTTTATAGGAAAAGTATCATGGCTAATGAAAATATGTACAATGCTCCGTCTAGCACAGCTAGCGGAACTGCATCTGATATAGGCGCACAAGCAAGAACTGATTATTATTTTAAGAAAGCCCTTATTTCTGTTCGGGATAAGCAATACTTCATGCCTTTGGCTGATGTACGTGCAATGCCTAAGAATATGGGTAAAAAGATCAAGCAAGATGTATATGTTCCATTGCTTGACGTACTGAATACTGGTGATCAAGGATTGGATGCAGCAGGTACAGCTCTTACAGCTGGTACTTACTCAGCATGGAATTCTTCCGGTGTTTTACAAGGTAGTGCGTATGCAAATAGAGCTGCCGCTCGAACTGCTGCCGGTAATACTGGTGAATTAGCACTGAATGATCAAAA